TTTTCGCAGATTTCAAAAAAAAAAAAAAAATATTTTGTGGGAAATTAATTTAATAGTTTTATTATTAAGTTATTAAATTTAAGTCATTATATTTAAGTCATTATATTTAAGTCATTATATTTAAGTCAATTTGTATTATAAACTGTCCTTTTGGCACCTTTTCTTTTTTGACCACGTTTTCTTCTAGTTTTCTTTGGTGGTGTAGGAGGAGAATATGGTAAATTATACGCTTTTTGTGTTTTCATACGATTTAATGAATTTCCCCTAAGTTTATCTATTTCTTTTCTATTATTTTCATCAAAATTAAAATATGTATTATAATGTTTAATTTCATTATTATTTGGTTTTTTCTTTGAAATCAAACCTCTACAATGGTTTGAAAAAATAATAACATGTTCGTCTTTTTTTATTTTACCATTTTCTAATATTATATTAATTATATCTTCTAATGTAAATGTTAATTTTTTAGAGTCATAAAGTTTTTTATTATATTTAAATATTTCGTCATGATCTTTAGGTATATCACCTTTATAGTCAAATAATTCTTTTGTATTTAACCCCAATTTAATATCATAATTCTTGGTTTTTTTAATATTAACAATATTTATGAGTTGATTTATAGTTATTTCGTTATGCATGTTTAATTCATAAATACCCATTAAAGGTTCTTGTACATTATAATTATTAAATGAATATGTAACATTAGGAGGAGGGTTTAAATGATTATATTTTGTAAAATTTAAATAATTTTCATTTGTATGTTTAGTTTGTCCATAGTGATATTTTGCTATACGAGTTTTTTTTGAATTTGATTCAAATTTTTGTATTAAATCTTCAAAATTTTTATCTGTATCTCTTAAATTTTTAAATATTTTTTTGAATATATAAATATTAAATAATTTTTCAATTAAATCAAAATGTTCACTTTTATAGGCACTTAATAAAGAATTTAATATTTTTTTTCGATATATAGTTGATGACAATAATTCATTAAATATTTCTAAATAATTTAATAATGACAATCTACCTAATGGTTGTGAATTAATTATTGATAAATTATTATAATTAAAAAAATCTCTATTTTTCATTTCATCAGGTGGTAATTTTACTGTTTTTTTATTAAAATCATTTGTAATTCCTTTTATATCCAAACATTCTGTTCTTTTATAATCTTCTAAATAACATGAAATACCATGACCATTTATAAAGAAAACTCTTATTTTTTTTTTATCAAATAATTTAGTTTTTGGTATTTCATTTAAAAATGTTAATCTTTTTAATGAAAATATTTTTTCATCATCAGGAAAAATAAATTCATATATTTTTTTAGAAACATTATTTGGTATTTTTTTTAATGGTTTAACAGTATTATAAAATAAATTTACTCTTTTTTCTTCTAAGAATGTTTTTGCGTTATATTTTTCAATAATAACCTTTTTAATATCATCTATTTTTAAAATATTATCACATGAAAGTAAATATTCTAAATATTTATTGTTTTTAATAAATTCATTAAATTGTTTTTTATTCATTGAAGCATCACAACCATTTTTAATATTAAAATCTTTTGTTTTAGTAATTAAATTAAAATTATTCAATAACTCAATTTCTACAGATAAAATACTATTTAAATAACTTGGATGTTCAATATTTGCTAAATCATCAAAATCTAATAGTTTTAATTTTTCTTTAATTTCGTTTTTAAATATATTTTTGCTGATATATGTTCTTGAATCTAAGAAATCTAAAATATTTGTTGTTTCTAAGATTTTTTTATATTCTTGATTTGTTGGATTATTTCCAATAATAGAATTTAATTTTATATAATCGATTTCTTGCTCACTAAGATATTTATAAGCTGTTACAAATTTATATATATCAGCTTTAATATAATTAACTATTTCGTCTTTTGGTAAATAATCTTTTCTTGGTTTTTTTATAAATATTTTACGATAATAATAGTCATTTACAATAGATTTTATAGATTCAAAAAAAAACTCTAATGTATAAAAATTGTATAATAATTTGTAGTTTGTTTTTATATTTTTAAAAGTATTTGAGCTTTTAATAAAATTTGGACAATTTTCACTAAAATAAAATATATATTTTTCAAGACCATAATATTTTAACCATTCTTTAATACTTATTATTTGAACTTTCATTGGTGTATTAAATTTCAATGTATTTGAATATTTTAATTTTTCTGGAAAATCTATTTTACTTTTATTAGATATATCTGATAATTTAATACTCATTATAATTTAATTACAAAAAAAATATATATTTAGCATTAATATTTTGATAATGTTTTGATAATGTTTTGATAATATTTTGATAATATATTTGATAATGTTTTGATAATATTTTGATAATATTTTGATAATATTTTGATAATGTTTTGATAATGTTTTGATAATGTTTTGATAATGTTTTGATAATGTTTTGATAATATTTTGATAATATTTTGATAATGTTTCGATAATGTTTTGATAATATTTTTATTATTATTTATTCATTAAAATCTATAACTTTGTTTTCTGTGACACATATTGTATGTTCAAATTGAGCACTTTTACAATTATTATCATATTCTAATATAGGTGGGTATGATTCAACAACATTAGCATTAAATAAATTTTGCATATCAAAAACACTAACATTGGTTTTCCCAAAGAATCTTGGACAAAATGGTAATGTAAAAAATTTGTCTTTAATAAGTTCACCAATTATATTTAATTTTTTATTAGGAAATAAAGGAATATTTCTATTTTCAAACTCATTCTTTAGTTTATAATGACTATAATTTCTAATATTATTATCAAGTTTTGTAGTACCTTTTCCATTACTTGTAAAAACCTCAATTGCCATTATTTCATTTTCATCAACTATTTGGTTATCATGTTTATTTACTGTTGGATAAAGATATTTACCACCATGAATATTAAATCTTTTTATATTATGACCATAAACATTATCAATAATTTTAACTGGTTTTAATACTCCATTTTCTTCATATTCATAGCTATTAACAGTTTCTTCAATTATTCTACTTAATTCTTGAAATCTGCTATCAACACCTATATTTTTTATTACATTTGTAATAGCTGCTTTACTTGCATCATAAATAGGTTTATATTTTTCATTAATATTAATACTAAAGGCACTATCAATTATATAACCATCAACATGAGTACCATAATCTATTTTAACTAAATCATTTTCTTTTATAAAATATTTATCTTGTTTTGTTGGTGTATAATGAGCAACTACATTATTTATACTTATACCTGTTGGAAATGCGATACCATTGTTTACTTCATCTTCAAGATTATATGATATTTCATTTTCAATAAATGAGCATATATCGTAGGTATTATTTTTACTAATAAATTCTTTATTTAATTGTGCTTTAATATTATTATGTATTTTAGATGCTTTTTCTAATTTTTCTATAAAATCCATATATTAATTTATATATACCAGATTTTAAGTATTAAAGGATTAATTTATATTATTAATTATATGGTAGTTGGAAGTATTCAAATATTTTCAGTTGGTCCACAAGATTTTTATCTAAGTGGGAATCCTCAAATTACATTTTTTAAAAGTGTCTTTAAAAGACATACAAGGTTTGCCACAAGAACTGAACGTCTTTATTTTGATGGAAGTGACCCAACCTTTGGTAGTAAAAATTTTAATATAACAGTAAAAAAAAATGGAGATTTAATAGGAGATATTTATATAAGAGCAGATATAACAGCAACTTGTGACGAAGCAGGTGTATATACAGTAAATCATTTTGGAAATTCATTAGTAAAAAAGGTTGAAGTATTAATTGGGAAAAATGTAATTGATACACATAGGAGTCCATGGTTCCAAATTCATGATGAGATAAATACAACAAATTATCAAAATAAATGCGAAAGTATAAGTAGTTCGAAAGGTGGAAAAAATACTAATTTCAATTTTTTGGCAGATGTTAACCAAAATACATTTTCATCAAAACAAAGATTTAATGGTGATATGCCATTAGTTTTTGGTGGTGGTTCAAGAAATAATGCATTAACAAATGGTGCTGGAACATATACTAAACGTGTATATATTCCATTAAAGTTTTGGTTTAATAAAAATCCTGGTATGTATTTACCATTGATAGCATTATATAATCATGTTGTTGATCTTAATTTTGATATAGAGATATTAGATAATATAATAGGGAACAATACAAATATTTCAAATGTAAGTTTAGATTTTCAAGTATATGCTAATTATATTATTTTAGACGAGGATGAAAAAAGAAGATTTGCACAATCAAATCATGAATATATTATTGAACAATTACAAATGAATGATGGTGAAACTGGTGTAATTACTACAACAGATACAGAAACAACAGGCAATGAAATAGCTGAAACAACATTTGATTTAAATTTTCATCATCCTGTAAAATATATAACATGGGTTATTGTAAATAAAGGTACATCTGGTCAAAATAGTGGTCAGGGTCCATGCTATTTTACATCATTAACAAATAATTCAATATATGGAAATGATGGAATACATGGTACAGTGGATTTATATATTGGTGGTGTAGAAAGAGAAATTGGTTTAAAAATGACAGAATTTACAAGATATCAACATTTTAAATATTGTAATAATATTCCAGAATTGGATAGAATAGGTTTTTATTCTTTTGCTGTTAATCCGTTATCTTTTGAACCAAGTGGAACCTGTAATTTTTCGAGAATTAAAGATAACTTTTTTAGAATTAAATTTTCAAATAATGATTTAAATACTATAAAAGGTAAAACATTATATTTCTTTGGTGTAAATTACAACGTATTATTAATTACAAATGGTATGGGTATGATAAGGTATAGTAGTTAATAATTTATTTTAGTTAATAATTTATTTTAGTTAATAATTTATTTTAGTTAATAATTTATTTTAGTTAATAATTTATTTTAGTTAATAATTTATTTTGATTTATTAGTAATTTATTTTGATTTATTAGTAATTTATTTTGATTTATTAGTAATTTATTTATTATAAAACTTAAAGTGTAATTAATATTTATTATTATAAATTAATTATGGCTAATTATAATACAGGACCTTTATTTAATTATTTTGGATATGAAATAGGTAATATTTTGAATGGTATTGGTAATGAAATAAATAGAAATATAAATCAAAATAATCCAAATAGTATGAACAATAATACAAATAATTTAAATAATCAAAATATAAATCAAGATATTTTTAACAAAAGTGATTTAAAATATTATCAAAATCACGATGACCAACATATATATTTATGTTTAGAAATACAAGGGTTTGATAAACAAGATTGTAAAATAAATTTAAATGGAGGATATTTAATTTTTGAAGGAAAAAGTAATTATAATGTTAATAGAAATGAAAAATTTAATGAAAATGATTTTAAATTTATTAAAAATAAGGTGATAAATAAAAAAATAGATTTATCGAATTTTAATATTGACGAAAATAATATTATTGCTAATTTTGATAATGGATTATTGAAAATAAAGTTAAAAAAGAAACCTAAAATGAATATTAATATAGATTAATATAAATAATATTATGAATGATATAATAAAAAATTATAAACAGTTAGTAATATCAAAAAAAATAGTTATTGTATACTTTTTTAATGAAGAGTGTATAAAAACAAATAATATATATGATAATTTAAAAAATAATAAAAATAATAATAAAAATGTATTATTTTTAGATTATGATGTTGAAAAAAAAGATAATCAAAAATTAATAAGTATTATAGATTTAAAATGTTATCCTTATTTTTTTGTTTATAAGAATGGTAAATTAATAGATCAAATATTGGGAACACTAAATGTTGAAAAAATATTAGGTCAATATGTATGTACTTAAAGTTTATTTAAAATAATGTTTAAATGTTTATTTTTTCTTTAGAATTTAGGCCATTAGTGTATATAATATGAAGAAAAAATCCAGCTAATATAATCATTAATAGTATAATTAAAAGTAGTTTTTGCATATATTATTTGTATAGAAAATAGTTATATATATTAATGATTATAACTATTTTAGTTTTGATATTAATTATAATTCTAATTTTGGTACTAAGAAATAGAGAGAAGTTTAAAAATTTAATATCTTATAAGGATAAATACAAATATTTAAATATAGATGAGGCTTCAGAGGTTTTAGAAAGTGTTGAAGAATTAAAGAATTATAATGAATTGGATTATAAACTAAGATATATAGATACATCAAAGTATTCAGAAACCCATGAATTTTATATTGAAAGATTAGAAAAATTTACAAAACAAGATAAAACAGTTTTAGATTGGGTTATGAAAACATTACATAAAAAAACACCAGATAATTTGAATTTTATATATGATGATATTACATTTGCTAAATATAGTTCAGGTGTTGAAAATGATTACCCACATACTCATAAAAATACAATATTTTTGTCAAGTAAGTTTTTAAGTTCTTGTATATTCTATTTTAATACAAATATGGAGGAAGATATGTTAGAGAATTTTGGTGTTGTAATAATTCATGAATGTGTACATTTATGGCAAAGAAAGGAACCTGAATTATTTAATAAATTATATGTATATTATTGGAATTTTATAAAAGTAGATGAAATCCAAGAAAATCATTTATTGGATAAAGTTAGATTTAATCCAGATGGAATAGAACAAAATTGGGTATTAAGTAATAAAAATAATACTAAACATGTTGTTTTAATTTCATTGTATAAAAATAATTCAAGGAGTATAGCAAATGTAGAAAATGTTGCTATTGAGTTAAATAAACATGGTATGACATTTATGATGCCAAGTAAAGAGAATATTAAAAAAGAACCAATTATTGAAAATGATGTTTTTAACGAATTGTTTGAAAATGTAAATTCTAATAATTATCATCCAAATGAGTTAAGTGCTGAATTGATATCTATATATTACCTACAACAAATGGATATATCACATTATGATTTTGATAATAAGGCTTTGAGAAAGTTAGAATCTTGGTTTAAAAAAGAAATATATTAATTACTTTAACTATTAATTGTTTTAACTTTTCATTTTACTTTAACTTTTCATTTTACTTAAACTATTCATTTTGTTTTATTTTAACTATTAATTTTTGTATAATTATTATTTAAAATATTAAAATATAAAGAAATTTTCTATTTTTTATATAAATATGTTATTAAATAAAATTAGAACATATTGTAGTGGTAATTACCATAATATTTATTTTTGGTTATCAAGAAGAAAGGATAGTAATGTGTATGATTTTGGATTTAAACAAAATTTAATAAATGAAAAGGGACAATTAACAAGATATAATTTAATAAATATGAATAGTAATATCTTAATAAAAAAAGATGAAGAAATAGGTATATATGAACAAGAAAATAGGAAAGTACCTATTTATAATCCTTTAGATAATTGTTATATCATTAAAATTAATGATATTGATATTAATAAGTTAAATAGTGATCCAGAAAATATTGATAATGCTATTGCATCTTTTGAGATAAAACAAGATATATTAAGAGAAACATATTTTAAATATTTTAAATAGATTTTAGATAGATTTTAGATAGATTTTAAATAGATTTTAGATAGATTTTAGATAGATTTTAAATAGATTTTAAATAGATTTTAGATAGATTTTTTAATATTTATATTTATTTATTTTATTTAGTTTGTAATTTAATAATTGATTCATTATTTAGTTTCTAATAAATTATCTTTATTCTCTTTAAATTCAATTTCATAGTGTTTGTATAATTTATTATTATGATGAAGTTTTGTATGAACCCAACTTGTTATGATATATTTGGTTTTTGTATGTGAAACATTACCTCTATGAGTATTAAACCATGTTGGAGAAAAAAGTGCTAATGAACCTTCTTTGGGTTGTATTTTAATATCTTGAAAATAGAATTCTGTTTCTCCACTATTTTCTATATCATTAAGATAGAATAATATAGCTACTTTGCGTGTAGCCTGTTCTAAATTAATAAATGTATCTTCGCTATGATATAAGCTACAATCATGAATTTCAGGGTCATATTTTGTTAAATTAAATGTTGTAATATCAGTATTGTTTAATAAATCTTGTTTTATATTACCAGTTTTTGATAAACACAATGATTTATAAAAGAAATTATATTTAGTACAATAATCTTCTAATTTATCATATACAACATTTCTTAGTATATCAAATGTTTTTGAAAATGCTTTATTAAAATCATTTTGAACATCAACTTGTAGGTTCATATCTCTTTTTTGAATATCCCAATATCCATGTTCAAAAATGCTAAATGTTAAACATTTTTTTATATTTATTTTAACATATGTAGCATATTTATCTATAGAGTCTCTAATAAATTTACAATTCTCTTTATTTAAACTATTATTGTATAATTCAATTCCAAGTGTATTTTTAGAAACATTATAAAATTTTGTATAACCTTTACTATATTTACCTTTTATTTCATCTATTTTTTTTATTGTTTCATCATCTATAGTTATATTTAATAGATTTTTGAAATAATCAATAAAATCTAGTCTTATTAAATCTTGATAGTCAATTACATAATGGCATTTTTTACCAAAATCATCCATTTCATAAATATGATATAAGTAATGACTATTAATACTCATGTTAAATTTTGGTATAGTATTTAATTTGTTATATCTTGTCATTGAATCAGGCTTCTCTAAATTAGATCTTATTACTTCCATAGTATCTCTTGTTGAATATAATGTTTTAGTTTCATCATATAATGATTTATATAAATCAACATATTGTACATGGTATGATGTAAATTTAATAACTAATCTTTTGTTGTATTTGTATGCTTCATTACACATTAAATTAATAATACGTTTAAGAAGTATTTTTTTATTTTCATCGGATATTTTAGAATTAATAACTTGATTTAAACTTTCAGGTTCGCAAAGTACTAGGTTTTCATCAAATTGTTTAAAAATATTGCATAATAATGTACTTCCACATCTACTTTTATGAAAAATAAATAAATATGGTTCTTGTTTTAATTCATTATAACTATTAAAATTTTGTGCTTCTTTAAAACTACATTCATATAAGAAGTTTTTGTTAGTAACTTCTTTTATATCCACTAATCCATTTTTTATTGTTACACTGTTATTCTCAAAAACTATATGTGTTGGTATAATCATATATAATATATATTAGTTATTTATTTAAATATTTATTTTTACGATATGATATAATTAAATCTAATAAATTATAGTATAGGGTTAACTAATACATTTGAAAACAAAAAATTGAATAAATCTTTATTTAATTTCTTATTTAAAATTATTTATAATTTATAATACTATGGATAATAATAAACAACTTAAAAGGAACTGTTCAACATCTTCGTTGAATTCTACTCCAATAAATAACATTAATTTTGATAAACTAGATTTAAATGAAGTTAATAGAGAAAATAAAGTATCATTTGTTAATAGTACAAGTAATTTGGCTTTAGAACAAAAGGTTATTGAAGACAATGAAACCGCAAAAAAATCACCAAAAGGAAAAATCAAAAATAAAAAAAAATGTTTTACATGTAATAAGAAAATAGGTTTGCTTGGTTTCGAATGTAAATGTAAAAATATGTTTTGTTCAATGCACTTTAATCCCGAAACACATGATTGTGATTATGATTTTAAAAATGAACAAAAAGAGCGATTAGAAAAGCAACTTGTAAAAGTTGTTAATGATAAAGTAATTAGAATTTGAAAAGAAAAATAAGAGATTGGTTTAATCAAACCTTACCCATAGCATTTGTATCTAAATAGTAATTATTTGGAATACACATATAAGCACAATGATTTAAATAGTCAATACCATCTTTATCTTTATTTTTATTATAATTTCTTCCAGCTAAGTGAGGTGCATATATTGGTCTTCCTTCGGCATCAATATTTTCAACTCTTAGAGTGCCTTGTTTGTGACTAAATCTAACATTATTATCTTGTCTATAAAAATGGTAGGTATTTCCAGGATCAACAACTAAAGAACCTTTATAGTGATATTTTGGACATGGGGTAGAAAAATCTGTAAGTTTAATTTTAGATTTTTTGTTTTTTTGATCATAATTATCTTTTAATACTTTATTTATCATTGTACTACAATTATAAATTTTCTTTTTCTTACTTAAATAACCTTTTTGGTATGCATAATTACCAGGTTGTGGTTTAAGTTGTCCACAAGTATTTTGTTTTTTACTATAGCATGTATTATTATTATGTCCTTCATTTTTACATAAATTAAAACATTCGTCTCTAACTCTCTTTTTCTTATCATTTAAAAAGTACATATAACAATTGTGGCTACCTTCGATTAAAGGATCACTCCAATCATCGGGATTATATCTTGGTTCATATCCAGATGTAAAAGTGGCAAATAGTTTTTTACATTTGTTGTAATTATTACATTTTATTGAATTTTTATTTTTTATACAATTAAAAAAGTCTTTAGATGGATAATTATTATTATCAAAACAATTACATTCTTGTTCTCTATTTACTAGAATTTCATTACATACATTAATTAAATTTTCTGAAACTTTATTTAATTTTTTATTAATTTTATTTTTCTTAATGTTAGATTTATTTAAATGACTATTATAATCCATTAAATTAATTATATATTTTATTTTTTTTATAATATTTTAAATAAAGAAAATTACATGAAACAATGCTTTGGATAACGAGGATATGGTATAATATCCCTAATATTATAAATTCCAGTTATCATCATAATTAGACGATCAAATCCAAGACCAAATCCACCATGGGGTGCACTTCCATATTTGCGTAAATCTAAATACCATGGGATTTCAATATTTTTATCTTTCATTTTTTGTTGGAGTATATCATAATTTTCTTCACGCATCGATCCACCAATAAGCTCACCAATATTTGGCACAAGAACATCCATTGCTTGGACACTAAAGTTATCATCATTTTCTTTCATATAAAATGATTTTATTTCTTTAGGAAAGTCTGTAATAACCAAAACACCATTGAGTTTAGTTGTCATATATTTTTCATGTTCAGAATCTAAATCATAATTTGAAGGCAACATGTTATCAACAGTATTAGTTGGTCCTTCAAAAATATGTTTACCCTTCGCTAGTTTTTTAAATTTTTTATTTTCCATAGTTGGATCTCTTATAATTGCTAATCCATTTTTAATATCATTATTAATATATTCAATAACTTCACTATATTTCATTCTTGTAAAAGGTTTACTAATAAGTGATTTCAAATTTTGGATTAATGTATCATCATAATGTTTATTGAAAAATTCAAGTTCATCTCTATAATGTTCTAAACAATATGTAACACAATATTTCAAGTAATCTTCGCTTATATCAATCAAATCTTTAAAATCAATAAAACACATTTCTGGTTCAATCATCCAAAACTCCGCCAAGTGTCGTGTTGTATGTGAATCTTCTGCCCGAAATGTTGGTCCAAATGTATAAATATTACCTAATCCACATGCATATGTTTCACCATGAAGTTGACCAGATACAGTAAGATTAGTGGGTCCACCAAAAAATAAATCTTTTTCTTCTCCACTACCAAGTGTATTACTTATTGAAAATGTTTCACCTGCACCTTCGCAATCGTTACCCGTAATTATAGGTGTATGAACATAATTAAAATCATGTTCTTGGAAAAATGAGTGTGTTGCATTACTACAAGCATTTCTAATTCTTGATATAGCAGCAATTGTTTTAGTTCTTATTCTAAGATGAGGAAATTGTCTAATATGTTCAAGTTTAAGTTTATTTTTTGGTATAGGATAATTTGAACCATCTACATCTCCATAAACCTTTAATTTTTTACAAACGAGTTCAATATCTTGTCCTTTTGCTGGACTTTCAATTATTTTCCCAAAAACATTAATACATACACCTTTTGTGGCTCTATTATGTATATTATCAAAATTCTGTAATTCTTCTTCCGATTCTGGATTAATAATAACTTGTAATGATTGAATTGATGAACCATCATTTAAACTAATAAACGCCAATCCATTTTTCTGTTGTGATCTAAATGTATCAATCCATCCACATATTTCAATTTCATTATTTAGATATTCTTTGAAATCTTTAAAAAGAGTTTTAAGTAGTACGTTTTTTCTTTTGAACATTTAGATAAATTTATCTAATGTAAATTTAAATAGTTTTGAATTTAATTTATAAAAAAAAAATATATAAGGAGATGTAATTTACAATTATAACAAATATTTTACATATTAAATATTTTAAATAACTAACATTGTTTATTACATAACAGAATTATTATTTTGTTCAATCATTTCAAGAGAATAAATATAATTTATATCTGGATAAAAAGCAGTTTTATATTTTGTTCTTATTGCTTGAATAGCAGTTTCCTTTGTATGATTACCATATTTTATAAGAAACGCAGCAATAACTGTAGCAGATTTTTGATTGCCATTTTCACAATATATTAATGTAGGTTCATCATTAACAAAATTATTATAAATAAATTTTGTTGTTTCTGTCAAATATTCATATAATTTAATAATTTCATATTTTTCTAAGGATTCTTTTATAACACCTTGGTATGTATCACTTTTGTTTAAAAAGGATAAATCTTTAATACAATTTACAACATATTTTGCGTTAATATTTGACTTATATTTTTCACCATCTACATCACCCAACCATAGATTTGGTACTATTTCAACTAAAATCATTTCTTTAAATAATTTAGAAAAAATAAAAAAAAATTGAACTTAAAATTATATTAAGATTTATATTATAAGATAAACTTTAAATCATTTTTAAACATGAATTATGATTTGGATAAATTATTTGATATATTAAAAGAGGATAAACAAGATGCGGAATTACAAGAAAACTTAAAAACAGCGCGTGTGTCTGATTCTAATAACGAGGAATGCGATTCTTGTAATAGCAAAAATCTTATTACAGATAATGGACAAGTAATTTGTAAAGATTGTGGTGTTATTAATTATTGTACTATTGATGGAGGTGCTGAATGGAGATTTTATGGTTCTGAAGATAGTAAATTTTCTGATCCAACCCGTTGTGGATTGCCTACTAATCAATTACTTCCAGAATCATCATTGGGTTCAACTATTTCATTTACGTATGGTGAAAGTTATGAAATGAGGAAAATAAGAAATTATCATTTATGGAATGCTATGCCATATAGAGAAAGAAGTTTATATAATGTTTTTGATGGAATACAAGTGCGAGCAAATGATAATGGTATTCCGTCGTGTATTATAGATGAAGCGAAAAATTTATATAAGAGAATTTCTGATATACAAATAAATCGCGGGTCAAACCGAAATGGTATTATAGCATCATGTATTTATAAAGCATGTATTTTACAAGGATGTCCAAGAAGTGCCAAGGAAATAGCAGAGATATTTAAATTAAATATTACACATATGACAAAGGGGTGTAAAAAATTTGATGAAATATTGAATTTGGATAGTGAAAAGCTTGTGTTAAGTGGTAATACTACAAAATCTGTTGATTTTATTGATAGGTTTTGTTCTAAGCTTAATCTTGGTGCAAATATTATTAAAATTTGTAAGCATGTTTGCGAAAAAGCAGACGAATACAATTTAGTGTCAAAATGTATTCCACCATCAATCGCTGCGGGAAGTATCTTTTTGGTGTGTCAAATACTAAATATTAACATATCAAAAAAAGATATTTCACAAACATGTAAAATATCTGAAGTTACAATTAGCAAATGCTATAAAAGTTTATTAAAATATCATAAGTACTTGTTCCCACACAATATTATTGATAAACTTTATAAATGATTTATCGTTCAAAAAAAATTAAAATTTTGTTGGTTTTTTATTTGTGATTTTTTTTTATCGTTTAAAAATACAATAAATAATAATTTATTTTATATATGAGAGAAGTTATTTTAATTTCAAGTATAATTCTTAGTGGATTATTAGTTTTTTTATTATTTAAAACTATGAAAAATGAAACATATTTTAAAAATGAAATAAATAGATTAAATAAACAAGTTAATGAGCTTAATAGTTCTTTACTTATTCAAGATGGTTTAAATGAAAAAAGGAATTTAAGTCAATCTTTAAGTAGCACTCAATCACAATCTCAATCACAATCTCAATCAAATCTCAGAGAAGAATATGATAATTATGTTCAGGAAAATTTTAATAATGAAGATTTACCAAACGAATTAAAGGAAAAAATAAATAATATTTCAAATAGACAAATTCGAGAATATTATAATGAAGATAATAATGAACCATTACTTGAAGAAATTTCTGGTGAAGATATTAGTAATTATTCTAATAATAACCTTGATGAATCTTTAGATAAAGTTGTTGAGGAAGTTGAAGATAACAAAGTTGTAAATGAAGTTGAAAATAATGTTGTTGATGAAGTTGAAGATAACAATGTTGTAAATGAAGTTGAAGATAACAATGTTGTAAATGAATCTTTAGATAAAGTTGTTGAGGAAGTTGAAGATAACAATGTAAATAATGTTGTAGAGAATGGTGTTGTTAAACCTTTAGATAATGATTTAGATAACGTTGTTGAAGTATATGAAACAGAATCCAATAATGATATGTTAGTAAACTTAAATGTTGAAGAAATTAATAATAATGCTTTATCTAATTTTTTAATAAATATGGTTGATAATAATTTAGATAATGATATGTTAGTAAACTTAAATGTTGAAGAAATTAATAATAATGATTTATCTAATTTTTTAATAAATATGGTTGATAATAATTTAGATAATGAACTTAATGAATTAGACCTTGAAAATTTAGATTTAGATTTAAACCAAGAACAAAACAATACTTTTAATGGTATGCTTGATGGTATTTCAATGGAAAATGTACAAGTAAATACAAATACAAATAACACCTTATTAATTAATAGTTTAATTAATTCAGCTATTCAAAATAATGATTTAACAATCCCAAAAGATGCAGTCACAAGCGAAGCAGTCACAAGCGAAGCAGTCACAAGCGAAGCAGTCACAAGCGAAGCAGTCACAAGCGAAGCAGTCACAAGCGAAGCAGTCACAAGCGAAGCAGTCACAAGCGAAGCAGACACAAGCGAAGCAGTCACAAGCGAAGCAGTTAATCAAGCACCAGTATCTGTACAAAATAATGGGTTATTTATAAATGAAGTTATTGGTTCTAATAATTCAAGTGATGTAAATATTAATGATATTATAAATGAAAACAATGATGATGAAGAAAATAAAGACTATTCAAAGTATTCTTTGGGTGATTTTGAAAAATTAACATTAAAAGAATTACAAGATATTGCTAGACAAAATAGATTAAAAATTAAAGGAAAAAAAAATGAGTTAATTGATAGAGTAAAGGCTCATTATAATTTTAATAACAATTTAGTATAATTTATTTCTTTTACTATTTTATAATGTCAAATAATTGCCAAAACATAAATGGAAAAGTTGTAAATGTACCTTTCAGATCTTATGCTGGATTAGATTTTACAGATTACAGAAGTTCTAATGAAAGAGAAAATGAATTAAGAAGTATTTTAAATAATAATGGTTGTAAACCAAATAACTCTTATGAAGCAAGAATTTGTATGCAAAATAACTCAAACATTGTTAAACAATTTTTAGATAAAGGGTTTGTAGAAAGTTTAGGAACTAATGTTTGTAGAAGAAATTAATTTTTTTTTGTTTTTTTTTTATTTTAATTTAAAATGTTTATAATATTATATATGAGTTGTTACAAAACAAGCAATAACAGATTTTTTAATGCTACATCAAGAATGAGCGATGCAAGAAACTTTACAGACTATAGACCAAATAATGAAATGAACGCACATATTATTAACAATAATAATATTGCTAATAGTCATGATTACAGAATGTTTTTAAATAGAAGTGCTGAAAATATAATGAAACAAACAAATGAATACATGTTTATGAAAAATGGTTCATTTGATTGTGTTAAACCATTTGAATCAGCAACAATGTTACCAGAAAAAACTAGAGTTGTTTGTGATCAACATAAATGTGAAGTTAAATTAGTAAATGAAAACGGATTTGGTCAAGGTAGAGAATATGTCACACAAGGTCCTAATGAATTATTAGAACCCTTAAAGAAACCAGAACATGTATTACCAAATAATGCATGTGCATATCCATTTGATAACTTTAACTACTACCCAACAATGAAAAACTACAAACCACAAATGAGACAAGCAGTTCCAGGAGGTGGTGAAATGTTAACTGGTGGTGACCCAAAGGTTTTTAATTAAATATTTTTTTACATAATAAATATTTTTTTACATAATAAATATTCATTTACATATTAAATATTTTTTTACATATTAAATATTCATTAAATATTCATTTTTATTTTGTTTTATATTATTATATGAATAATTGGAGAGAATTGTTTTTTGATAAATCATTATGTAGTGGAAGTGTAATCACTAACAATAATGGTAATGTAACTGTTAAAGGACACTTAAAAGAAGGAAATATGAACTCTAAAATTATGTATTTTGCTGCTAACCCAGCTAAAGTTACAAGTCAATCATTTAGCAGCAGAGGATTACCATTTCCAAATCCAGATATTGCCTTCCATAATACAACAAATGTAGGTGCAACAGTAGCTAAAAATGGTCAATTTACTATTAATTTGGACTATCCAAATTCTTACTATGTTGGTTTAGGAAGTTTATATGTACCACCGCACTTGCATATTAAGATTTGCGAACCAGGATATGAAAATAAAATAACATCAATTAAACTTGGTGAAGGAATCCCTTATAGAACATTGAATCATCCAGCACCACCAACACTTAATTTTAGAGTAAGTCCATTGTTTTACAATAATCCAAATCTTCCAGTAAGATCACAAGAGCAAATATTGAGAGATAGTGGATATCCCGATTTTGATGTAATACCACCAAAAATGCCAGACAATTTCTGGGGATTAAAACCACCTAATTAATTTTATTTATTCATAATTTAAATTGATTTATTACTACTTACATAATTATATGATTGCTTAATCAAATTAATTGAAGAATACAAATATTCCTTTAGACTTTGTGTAACAGTTTTAGTTTGAACAGGTAAACTATGTGGTTTTATTGAAGAAGCATCTAATATTTCAAATTCTTCACTAGTATTTAGTTTTTTATATTTATTTTTTTTATTAATATTTATAGGTTTAGATTTTTTATAATTATCTTTATAATAATAAGTATTATCTTCAGTATTTTTAAAATTATTATATTCAATTAAACTATCATCATAATTTCTTGTGTGTTCTTCATCGTTTTCATCAGCAGATTGATAATCTGATTCTGTTTCATTATCCGAATAATCGTCATTTAAAGAATCAAGGAAATTCATATCTCCAATTTCAGTTTCATTTGAATCATTACTTGATGTTTTGTTTGAATAATCACTTGATGTTTTATTTGAATAATCACTTGATGTTTTATTTGAATAATCACTTGATGTTTTATTTGAATAATCACTTGATGTTTTATTTGAATAATCACTTGATGTTTTATTTGAATAATCACTTGATGTTTTATTTGAATAATCACTTGATGTTTTATTTGAATTATTATTTGATGTATTTTTAAATGTGTTTTGATATGATAATGCTATTTTTTCAGATGAAGATAAATTTTTATTTTCAACTATACTCTCATATGTAAAAGAGCAAAATTGTCTATCATTTTTATAATTATTAATATTTGGTATAGATACACTATTTCTTATACTTATTTCCATTAGGTTATTTTCTGTCCTTAATATTTCATCATTTAGAAACCATTTATTATTGAAAAAATCCTCCCATTCTATTCTTTTAGTTGGGTCCTTAGTTAGTAATCCTTTCATTAATACTAAACAATTTTCACTTAAATTTATTTTTTTATGGGTGAAATCAATATCTTTACTATTAATTTTTTTTATTAATTCTAAAAATGTACCAACATTAAATGGAACATAACCATATGCCATTTCATATAAAATGACACCAACAGACCATAAATCCGATTTAATATCATAGTCTTGTTTGTTTATAATTTCTGGTGCCATATACATTGGACTACCACATAAAGTTGTAATCAATGTATTTTTTGTTATTTGCTTGGCAAACCCAAAATCAGTAATTTTTATATTATATTCATTTGTTAATAAAATATTTTGTGGTTTCAAATCTCTATGTAATATATCTTTATTTAAAAGATATTCTAACCCTTCAGCTAATTGTTTCATATACTTTCTACAATATTTTTCTTTTAAAGGCTTGTGATTTAGAAATTTGGCCAAATCACCTTTTGGGTAATAATCAAGTATAAAATAAATATTATTATAATTTGTATCTATAATAACGTCATGTAATTTAACAATATAAGGATTATTAAGTGTCTTCAATACATTTAGTTCTCTTTTAACATTACTTTTATTTTGTTTTTTGTCAATAGTAATTTCCTTAATAGCATAAATTTTATTATTTTTTGTGCTATAACCTTTATATATTGTTGAAAAAGACCCTTTACCTATCCTTTTTCTATTTATTATATACTCATTTACTACAAATGTTGAAGAATTCGACATTCATATATATATATATATACTATATTACAATCTTTTAATTTAATTTTAAAATTTAATCTTAAATATATTTAATGAAAGTAAATAAAACAAAAAAACAAAACAAATTAGGAAATGGGCTCTCAAATACTTATTTAAATAGTAAAAAGGTTTTAAAAAAAAGAACAGTTAAAGAAACAAATTTTATAGGTTCGGGTTTAGATTTAATTTTTGGATTAATCTATTTAGCAAAAAAATATAAGAATCTTGATATTCCAATTAAATTTGATACAAAATTTGGATATTCAAGAGATGACTTTATGAACTATGGTATACGTTATGATTGTGAACATTTTGAAAAAAAACAAAAATTAATACTTCCAATAAATGATAAAGTTTTTTTTAATTTAGTTAAAAAAAGTAAAAAAAGGTTTGTGGCAATATTTTTGTATATAAAATGGGGTTGTTTAAATAATAGCGCACACTTCAATGCAATATTGTTTGATAAAGAAAATAAGACAGTTGAACGCTTTGAACCATATTCTATTTTTAGTGAAAAGAAATATTATAATGTTGTTAAAAACTTTGATAAAGATTTTTCTAAATTATTAAAAATATATTTAGGTTTAGATTATAAGTATGTAATACCTTCTAATTTTTGTCCAAGTGTTGGATTTCAAGAAAAAGAAGAAAATAGTTTATTGAGTGTTTTAACAGCAAAAACAATGGGAAATTATGATTTAAAAAGTGATCCGGGAGGATTTTGCGGAGCATGGGTTCTTTATTTTTTAAATCTTAGAATTGCTAACCCAAATGTAAAGACAAAAGTATTATTGAAAAATATTTATAAATATTTAGATAGTGATAAACATTCATTTAGAACATTTATTAGGAACTATTCAAATTCCATTTATAAACAACGTGCTAAATTATTAAAAAAATATAATAAAAATTCAGACGAAGAATACTATAATTTACATACTTTTATGGAAGATAGGTTTAGCAAATTAATTAATAGATAGCATATTAATTAATAGATAAACTTTCTTATTGTTTTTATTAAAAATTGATTTTTATAATTATGTGTATAAATTATTATAACGTTTGTATCAATACAATGGCGAATACTATTACTGAAAGCAAGTCCTTTGGTACTGTAAGAGGAAATGGATATCTTCACGCAACTTGGACTATAAAAAATGGTAAATTTATTTCAAGTGAAGTTTCTAAGTGTGCTTTGGGAATATATGAAAAGGAGCTTGAAAATAAAAAACAAAATGAAGGTATAAGTACTTTGGAAGAATTTAATGAAAGAGTAGAAGATGTACTAAATGTAATCGGGTTTTCAAGTAAAAGAGTTGGTTTTGATCAATTTGATAAAAAATATTATGATGAAGAAAGTATTTATCATTATTCTATAAAAGGTTCTCGAAACCAATATATGTTTCCAAGAGGAGTTGTATGTTTGAATAAAAAAAATGAGTTCTTTTTTGATGTAGCTAATATTGTGTATATGATTAATGAAAATGCTATACCTGCACAATATTTTGACTTTCCTGAAATTAATGATACAAATTTTAATATTCCAAGGAGTAGTGGAATTATACAATATGGTGGTTTTGTACCAAATAGTTCATTTAAAATAAGTAGAACACGTGGATGTATTTATTTGTATGTCGAGTTTATTAGCAAAGAAGATGGGCTTGATTATCAAAAGAGTATTTCATTTAAAGATTTTGTTAAACTTAATGAAATTACTAAATTTTTAATAAAAATACCTAAACTAAATAAGTCTAAATATAATTTTAGTAATTATACTTATTTGGATGATTTATTGATTAATGAAATAATTATTCATTATAATTCAAAAATTATTGAATTTATTAATATGTTTATTACAAAACAGTTTTCAGGATATGATGTCACTAAAGACCATGAAAATTTTAAATATATTTTTACAAAAAAGTAAAACAAATTATCGTACAAAAATTAAATTTTAAAAATAAATAATTTAATAATTTAATATTTTTATTTTAAATTACTTAAAGATTTACGGTGTGATATAACTATAAAATGACTACTCTTACAACAGAAACTCTTGATACTCAATTCTCAACTCTCCTTGGCACTATTTCTTCACAAAGCAAAGAAGTTAAATCACTTCAAGATGAACTCAGAGGAATTCATAGAACATTCCGTGTTCTTGAAAAGCAAACTCGTCAGAGAAAGAAAAAGCCACAGGCCAAGCTTTCATTGAGCAAGGATCTTGAAAAGTTCCTCAGTCTTGACCATGGAACAATGGCAACTAAGGCTGAAGTCATGAAGATGATTTCAACATACATCAAGGAAAAGAACCTCCAGGTTCAAACAGATAAGAGAAAGTTTCTCCCAAACAAGGAACTCTCTAAAATCTTTGGCGTTAAGAAACCACAGAACATGACATTTGTTGAAATCAACAAGCACATTTCACACCACCTTACTAAGTAAATAAAGTAAATAAAGTAAAAGTAAATAACTAATTATTATTAGTTGTAAAAATTAAAAAATAAACAAAAAAATATTAAACTATAAAAAATATAACAAAAAAATTATTATCTTTCTATGTTAATATTTTCTATTGTAAATAAATATTATTTTTATAATATTATTATTTAGTATCTTCTTTATATTCAGTTCAAGCTTTTTGGTTTGTATCTTCTTCCAGATCTGGTTTTGCTTTCATTTTTGTTTTGTCTTTTGCTAACCATTTTTCTAACATTGTTTGCTCTCATTCTGTTCTTTCTTACAGTTCTCTTTAATGGTCTGCCTCTGGTTTGACCAGGTCTTTTACAGTCAGCTGGTACACCAACAGATTTAACCTTGGTTTGGTATTCAATAACATATTCGTTTTTAGTACCTTCTAATCTAATAATGGGTTCTTTTAATTTCATTCTGTTTAATCTGTATGTGTATACCTTACCAGCACTACCTTTTGTGGTTTCCTTGATTGTAACAATAAGAGTGCATACACCTCTTATTCTTTTAGTTCTGCAGAATTCGGAGAATGCCTTTTTGGCAGCACCTACTGGAGTTTTGTTGACAAATCTGCCTCCATGACCCTTAGTTTTGCACCCACCATGCTTGCCAACTTTAACAACTGTAAATGATCTGTAACCTTCGCGTCCATCTGATTTCTTAACCATTGTATAAATTATATTTAGATAATTATTTTATCAAATTCAATTTATTATCTATAATTTTTTTTTATTAAATTGATTATATATAATTTCTTTTATTTTCTTTTTTTTTCAATTAAATTAAATTGATTATATATAATTTCTTATATTTTCTTATATTTTCTTTTTTTTTCAACTAAATTAAATTGATTATATATAATTTCTTATATTTTCTTTTTTTTTCAATTAAATTAAATTAAATTTTATTAATTTTAATTTATTTTTATAATAATAATATAATGTTAAATGATTATATATTACGCAGTATAATTTATGGTGGTATTGATGGAATAATAACTATGTTTAATATTATATCTGGAATAACAGGAGCAAAACTCAATTATAAGTACATATTTATTCTTGGGTTTGCTGTTTTAATATCAGATGGTTTATCTATGGGAATAAGTGATTATTTAAGTATTAGTGCTGATATGAAACTAAAAGAAAAAAATAAAGAATCTAATTTAATAGAAAACGTTAACCCAATAAAAAATGGATTAATAACTTTTGGTTCGTTTATATGTTTTGGATTAATACCTATAATGTTATACTTTTTATTTAGTAAATCAAAAAAATATAAATATTTAAAACTTATTGTCAGTATAACTATTTCACTATTCTTATTAGGCGCTGTTCAATCAAATTATACAGATGAACAATGGTATTTTACAGGTACAAAACTATCTATATTTGGTATCGTAACCGCATCATTGGCATTTATTATAAGTAAAAAAATTATGGAATTGTTATAATTATTAATTTATAATAATTAATTTTATATATTAATAATTTATTATATGAAAACTAATAGTGTTATTAACAAGTTTATAAGAAATTTTTTTAGTGATTTTTTAAAAATAGATAGTATTTTAGCATTTAGTTTAGCATTAATACTAAATTTAATATTATATAAAAACTTAAAAAAAGGAATAATATTTTCGGTATTATTTGTTGCACTATTTCTATTTATTCTTAATTTATTTCATCTTCTTTCATAATATCATCAAGGTCTTCCCATTCATCATCTTCTAACTTATTTTCCTTTACTTTTTTAAGAAAAGTATTTTGACTTTCGATAATTCTTTTTAATCTACTTATTGTTCTTTGTTGATTTTTTGTTTTTCTATATAATAACTCGTTTTTAGTTTTAAGTGAATCGTTTTCAGATTTAAGTGTTAAGTTCAATTCTTCCATTATAATTATAATTAATATTATTTTTATTTTTAAGTTTTTTATTCAATAATAATTAATTTGTTATTGATTATTGTTCTAAAAGTAATTTAAATATTTTATATGTATGAACAGCAGTTATACAAAATAAGCAATATATAGGTATTAACCATAATGGAACATTTAAATGTTTAGTAGGATTCTTATAATATAATGAATTGTTTGTGTTTTTTATTATAAATGATTCACCAATAATTCCCCAAAATGCAAAATTTATCATTGCTAAAAATAATATTCTTTTATCATCCCTTGTTGATATTATAAAATACAATACCAATAGTATCAAGCCATTTAATAATAATATTGATTTACTTTTATACAAAAAACAAAGATTTATTATATTTAAAATAATCAATAGTAAAATATATATTGATTCCTTACCTAATATGAAATCAACAACTTCTTTTATTTTTTCTGAACTAATCATTAAAATAATTAAATAAAAAAATAGTAGTAATTAAAATAAATTATTAAAAAAACTAGATTAATAAATTACTTAACAAAAGAAAAAAAAGAAAAATTAATTATCAGATTCTAAAAAGTTGTTAATGTTTTGAACTAACATTTCAAGATCAGCACCAGAGAATCTATGGATTGGTTCGCGTGTTTTGTTTCTATAGAATAAAAATGTTGGCATACAATCAATATTACACTCTGTTGCGATTTCCTCACATTCATCTACGTCCACTTTTAATACAACAACAGATTCTTTTTCGGTTCCAATACGTTCAATAACTGGTGAAACCATTTTACATGGACCACACCAAGATGCTGTAAAATATGCCAAAATTAATTTATCATCATGATCTATACCATCATGATCTTTACCATCTAAATAATTATGGTATTCCTCAATATCAGAAATAACCTTAAAAACCATATTATATATATATATATATATTACTTATTAAATTTCTTTAAATAAATAATTATTATCTAGTTATTTATTTTTTACTAAATATATTTATTGATTATAATTTTAGGTAATCATATAAATTATATGTATAATCATATTTATCTTTTATTTTTTTTTCATAGTATTTATTTATATTCATTTTACCCTCTATATAATCTAAAAATATTATACTTTGTTTTTCACTTATTTTTGGCCAATTATACGAAGGATTGTAACCTATAACACCTATATTTTTAAAATTTTGATGAAATATACCTAAATATCTATTTATTGGAATATCACAATTCATAAACCTTAATTTGTTATTATATCCATTACAACAAAATATAATATCTACATTTAAAAATATATTTTTTGAACATATAATATTCTTCTTATAAGAAAACTCTATAGTATCATTTATATATGACAAAGAACCATTCTTTATTTTTTTATTTATTATATTACTTCCTATAAGATTATTAATATTTATTTTTTCATTTGGTATATTTAAAGCATTTTTAAAAAATATAATATTAACAAGTTTAACAATAATTCTATAAAAAGTTAGATGTATCTTATTAAAAAATAACAAAATCATTTCATTTAGAAATATACTTATTGGTAGACCGAAAATATACTTGTTTATAAAGTATTTATCTTTTTTATATAAACAAATTATTTTCAAATTTGGATTTATATTATCTATATTTTTTATTACATCACATGCACTTGCACCATTTCCAATTACTAATATATTTTTAGATTTATTAGATTCATTTAATTTATTTGATTTATTTGTATTATTATTAATTTTATCGAAATTATAATTTGTTAAATATTTACTATAATATAATTCTCCCCTATAATCATTTAACTTATCTATTTTGTTTATATTATTATTGACTCCACAGCAAATAGCTACAAATTTTGATTTATATTTTTTATTTATTAAATACTCATTGTTATGTTTTTCTAGTGTTTCAACCTTACAATTATATTTAACATAGTTGTTTAATTTATATTTTTTTATTATTTTTTCTAAATAAATTAATATTTCACTCTTATTTGGGTAATTACTAATACTCTTAGACATTGTTTCCTCTTGTGTATATTCATAAAATGTTTTATGACTTTGTAATTCAGAATTTTTATGACAGGAAAACCATACTCCACCACCATTAGTTTCCTTTTCTAATATTAATATTTTTTTCTTTCTCTTTATAGATTCCTTAGCCATTGCGATACCAGATATACCAAATCCTATAATAATTATGTCATATTTTATGGTAGTATCTATGTCATAGTTTATGGTAGTATCTATGTCATATTTTATGGTAGTATCTATGTCATAGTTTATGGTATTTTTATTTTCATCCATAAATTATTTTATAATTTGTTTTTATTAAATAAACTTTATTTTATATTATTATGAGCTTTACTAGTTTGTGTAGATTTTACTTAAATAAAAAAACTAGATTACAAAATACTATTGATTTTTATTATGATAAATGTAAAATAATAGAAATTAACGATAATATGACTTGTATTATTGAAATTAAAAATAAAAAATATAATCTTTATCTAAAAGGTGTTCCAAAGAAAAAAATAATAAACCGATATTTTAAGTATTTATGTTCAAATAGTGATATATTTTATGTAAAAACAATAGAAAAAAGGAGCAAGTCTAATAATATTATCGGATACTTATTTAATAAAGATAAAAATAATATAAATATTTTACTCTATAAAAGATTTAAAAACCTTAAAAATAAATATATATCCGATAATATATATTTTAGATCTAAATTAATGACACCATATAGAACAGATTTATATACTATTTATGAAGAAGACGAATCAAATATATAATGAATTTAGTTTTATTTGATAAAATTAAATAATTAAGAGCCAGTCCTGGAAAAAAGCACCATATTCGGCCCTTTTTTTTACGAACGGAAATTTTTGTATGTGTTAGGGTCTCTTTGTATGGGCTCTATTGTCACTCTAAATGACTGTCAATGTGCTCACATTTTGTACTGCATTGCATCACATTATTCCCCCTGTGTTTTTCGGTAAGACACCTGTGAAAACACTGCAGTGGTGCCCCCCCCCCCCCCTTCACACATACATGTGTGCAATCGACATTTCTTTCAGAGACGAAACTTTCCCCCGAAGGAAGTGCCGAACGGTTCAGCAGCCCCATTCTAAAACTTTTTCGGCTCGTCCAAAAAAATTGTGTTTTTGTTCTAGGACGGGCTCTTAATGTTATTTGAAAATAAAATTAAAATAAAATTGATTACATTATGTCTTACAATTGTTTAATAATATTTAATTTATCTAAAAATGCAACGTAATACAGATAAAGTCCAGCTAAAAGAAAATGAACTCTTTTACAGAGTACTAAATACTGAACAACTTTTTAAAGCAATCAGAGCATATGGTAGTAATATATTATCTAATAATTGTAATAAAATTTGTTTAAAGGTGGGACAACGGCTTAGACGTAATGAAAATTTTGATAAAGTGAATTTTCTAGAATTTCTTGATTTTGGATATTCAGTGTTGAATTTTGAAGATATAAATATAATTGTAAATATTATTCAATTTAATAAACCACTTATTAATGATATTGGTTCTCAATTTCATAGTGAAATGGAAATCTCAATTATTGATAATGAGAATACATTGGAAAAGAACAAAGAAATTGCTAAGAATTTGTTTAAAAAATGTATTGAATATTATAGTCAAATTATCCTTGATAAAAAGAAAGAATTGAATAAAACAACTATCTATATTTGGGATGATGGATATTGGGAAACACTTGAAAAAGGAATTTCTCGCAATATTAAAACAATTTACCTTGATGGAATAGAAACAAAAATTAAAGATATTATTTTCAATTTCCTTTCACATGAAGAAGAAGAAAAATATGTCAATTTTGGGGTTCCTTATAAAATGAATATGTTGTTTCATGGTTATCCAGGAACTGGAAAGACAAGTTTGATTTATAGTATTGCTTCTGAGCTAGATATGGGGGTAGCACTTCTTAGTTTTACGAGAAAAATGGAAGATAGTGACTTCATGCGTGCTCTTAGAAGACTCCCCGAAGATACAATTTTGGTTATTGAGGATATTGATGCTCTATTTGAATCAAGAAAGAAAAATGACGAAAATAAAAACAATATTACATTTAGTGCTCTTCTAAATACACTAGATGGTATTGCTCATTCACACGGTCAGGTAATTATTATGACAACAAATCATCCACTTATTCTTGATAATGCATTGAAACGACCTGGACGTGTAGATCATTCGTTCGAGTTTGGATACGCAAATAAGAATCAAATTAAAAAGATGTATGAAACATTTATTCCAGCACAAATTGAAAATTTCAATACATTTTATAAAAAAGTAAAGCATTTGAAACTTACAACAGCAATACTTCAAAAATTCTTTTTTGGAAATCTTAATTGTAAAGATATTATTGAAAATATTTCTGAACTAGAAAAACTATGTAATGATAATAATTATGAAGCCAATAAAGCTCTTTATAACTAGGTATAATTATGAAACTAATAAATCGCTTTAAAGTTAGAATAATAATTAGTTATCATATAAAATGTTTAAAATAACAAAAATTGAAAAAAATGTTTAATAATTTTTCTTTTTATTCTGTTTCGACTTATAATAATACAAAATGGATGAAAACATTGGTTATTATGAAGAATTTTGTGAAAGATTTGTTGATTATAAAACTTCATTGGAAAATGCAAAAAAAAATTTGTTGAATAAAACAAAAATTAGACGCGAAAATGGTGTTTATACAATTGTAAATGTTGGTATGGGTTGTTGTATTTATCTAACATATAATTTTAGCTACAAAAGTTTTATGGGTTATTTTATGCATGGAGATTGTTATGGACAATATGGTGTTAATGATCTTCCGAAAGCATTAGATTTTGTCAAGAATTATATAGCAGTTTGATTATTGTTGTTTAATTTATATTTGGTTTAGTTTATTTGTTAATATATGATAAATTTAATTATTTACAGTATATTTTTTTATTTTTATTATTTTTAAAATATTTAAAACTAATGTAATTTAATAGAATATTATTCAAAACAATTATTATGTCATCTTTTGATAACAATGTAAGTGATAACAATGTAAGTGATAACAATGTAAGTGATAACGAATTTGACTCATTAAATAAAAAATACAATAATATAAGACAAAAAATTATTGAAATTGAAAAAGAAAAAAGACTTCTTGAAAATGAATATAGAAATATACAAAAAGAATTACAAAGTAAATGTAAACATGTGTTTGTTAGAGAAGAAACTACAAGTGGATGTTATCGTGAAGTACATGATATTTGTACTATTTGCGATCTTTGGAATTAATTAAATTATTTTTTTGTCTTATATTATTTTTTTTTATTTATTTAAATTAAATATTTTGTAATAGTTTTGTTATTTCTTTATTATGATTTTTTGTTCCATTATAAAAAATATACATGTTATTGAAATCAAAAATATTATTTGAAATTTTTTTAAGTATTTTTTTATCAATATTTGCGAAATTTTTGTATTCATCATTAAATTTTACAATTTCTTCACCCCATAATAAATATTTTATATATTCATCTAACATTTTTAAAGGACTAAATGTTAATGAATCATTAATTTGTTTTATTTTCAATGATTCTTTGTATCTTTTAATAATTTCTTCATCCAAATAAGTTTCTTTAATTTTCTTTAGTTCTTCTAAAATAATTTTTATAACTTTAACTATTTTTTGTGTTTCTACACTTGTTTCAAATAATACAACACTTAATGTTTTATTGTTTTCATCTAAGTCCATAAGTGCATATAAATCATATATTAAACCTTCAATATTTCTTAATCTATTTATTAATATTGAACTAATATCATATGATAATATATTTAAAATGGAAAAAACATTATAATATTCATCATCGAAAAACTCATAAGGAACCTTGAATACTATTTTTAAATTACAATTTTTTTTATTTTCTTTTAAATAATTTATTCTATTATCTAAATTCATTTTTAAACTATTTTCAGAGCTATAAACATTTATAGACTTTTGTGGTTTAACTGATAATTGATTATTGTTTTGGTTTAAATAAAAATCATCAAATACTTTTTTTATTTTATTTAAATCAACATTTCCATAAAATCCTATAACAATATTATCTGGATTATAATATTTTTTGAAAAAATCTATTATGTCTTTTGTTTTAGTTTTTTTAACATTTGTCAATCTTTCTTCTTGTGTATATGAACGAGTATGGTTTTTAAATAATGCTTTTTCAACAAATGTTTCAAATTTATAATCATTATTATTTATAATTGAATTTAATTCTTCAATAACAGAATTTTTTTCATTTATAAATAAGTTTTCATCTACATAATAATCATATAAGGAATTTACCAACATATCAATAAATTTGTTTAAAAATCTCTTTCTCATTGTAAATTGGAATAATGTATGTTTAGTAATATTTTCGGCATTTAATTTAACGTTATTTTGTGATAAAAAATTACGATTTTCTAAACCATTACTATATTTCTTAGATGTTAATAAAGTAAAAAGATGCTCCATAAAATGGCTATATTCTAATGTTTCTTTTATTTCGACATCACTACCTATTTTAACACCAATATTAACATAAATTAAATCAATTTTATTATCTGGAACATGTAATAATTTATATCCACCTTTTGTTATTATTAATTTATAATTCATTAATATATCCTTCTATTTTATTATTATTAATTTAATATTTGTATTATTATTAATTTAATATTTGTATTATTATTAATTTAATATTTGTATTAGTATTAATTTAATATTTGTATTATTATTAATTTAATATTTGTATTAGTATTAATTTAATATTTGTATTATTATTAATTTAATATTTGTATTTATTATTATCTAAGAACTCTTACTGGTTTAAATTTGTTTCTAGGTAATTTTACACCATCATCCAATATTTCTAATACTGACATATTTTCAGAATTATCAAATATACTTGATAACCCAACATCTACTCTCCATAATTTACTATCACATTTACTATTAATATTTGGTTGAATTGTATGACCAACAACCATTGAACCAATATTTAATGTTTTTAATACTTCTTCAACTTCATTACAATTAGCT